TCTTAATTGGCGCAGAGAATTTAACAGAGGGGGTACAAGAGTAGGAGTTGCAAGAGCAAACCAGTTAATAAGACGTGAACGACTATCACCTGATACGGTAAAAAGAATGTTTAGTTTTTTCTCAAGACACGAAGTTGATAAACAAGCAGAAGGATTTAAACAAGGAGAAAAAGGATATCCAAGTAACGGACGAATTGCATGGGCTCTTTGGGGTGGTGATAGTGGCTTTTCGTGGTCTAAAAAGAAACGTGATCAGATTAATAGAGAACTAGAAAAATCTATTGACTTTGACAATATTGATTTTGAAGAATTTGATGAAACAAAAGCGCCAAAGGTATCAGAAAAGGTAAGGGAAGCACTAAGGGGTAAGGTTAGTGACCATAATGATAAGTACGGCAGTAATCCTGCAAAACGTGTAAATCTTAGAATGTTAGAAGCTGTTTTTCGTAGGGGTGTTGGCGCATACAACACAAACCCAAGTTCTGTAAGACCCAGTGTAAGATCAAGTGATCAGTGGGCGTATGCTCGTGTGAATGGTTTTTTACATGCTGTAAGGACAGGTAGATTTAAAAGAGGTAAATTTGATACCGACTTATTACCAAAAGGGCATCCATTAAGTAGTAAAAAATAATGCTTGCACAAAAGCAGATTCGTACCTTTCGCAGAGGTAGAGTAAATGCAAGAAAAGAAGTTGCAAGACAATTAAGAATCCGTACCAATCTAGAAAGACAATACTACAGAAGATTAAATTCACTATTTAGACGTTTCGTAAATGTTCGTACAGGTCTGTATAGGGAATATGGGTTATATAACATAGAGGTTGCACAAAGAGCCTTAGACGAAGAGTTACTACCAACCACATTAGCACATTATCGTAGAGTTTTTAGAACCATTTACGAAAGCAATAATGAGATATATGATCGTGGCACCAAAGATGAAGAAATCTTTGTTATGGGTAGGTCTATGGACTTTGAAAGGCTTGTTAATGATTATTTTAGAACACGAACACTTATATTATCAGGAATAAGCGCAAGAATAGCCTTACGAATTGACACAGTTATCAGACAAGGCAGAGCAGATGATTTAACACTGCCACAGATTGCTAGGGAGATAACAAGCAAGGTTATACCATTAACAAGATCAAGGGCAGCACTAATAGCAAGAACAGAAACACATAATGCTGCAAGTTATGCAAGTCATCAATATCATAATCAAGTCAGAAACGATCTAGGTATAAAAATGCTTAAAAGATGGACTGCTACCAATGATGCAAGAACAAGATCAGCACACAGTATAGCAAATGGACAAACTGTAGATATGGACGAAAAGTTTACTGTTGGTGGTACACAAATGGAATTTGCAGGTGACCCTGCAGGTGGTGCAAAAAATACTGTTAATTGCAGATGTGTAATTATTTATGTAGACGAAGATGATGTAATTGAATAGGTGAGTGTGGTATTAGGTGCAAAGTTGGAGGATAAATAGGTAGAACACCATATACCTTTAAAAAGCAACACTCACATTACTCTATAAATTCTCTACCTATTTATGTATAAAAAGAATCATTGTCATGGTCATAAAATATCTCCTTTTCCTCATAGTCAATATCCCATTCATAAAAACCATCACAGTTTTTCTCGTAATATTCAGTTCGTATTCTAGCATCACTATCTTTAGTTTTTAGAAAACCGTAAGCCAATTTTTTATTGTCAAAGCATTGCTCGTCCCATACATGATTACCAAAGCTATCAAATCTTTTAATCCATTGAACTACATATCTTTTAAACTGTTGCATTAGTGTAACTGTTTACCGTATTTCATAATTTCATGTAGCTTTGCCCAATCATCATCTGATACTAGCTTCTGTACTTGCTCCATTGTCATAGAAGCAATATCTGCTTGGTACTTTATGGACATTCTTACTAGAATATCCATAAGTGGTGTCATCTGACCTAATTCTTTACTTCTTGTCATTGTAATACTCCTTTAATTTTCTAAGATCAAGCATATCCATCAACTCACATGTAATGTGCATAAGTTGTTCTTCTGTGAATCTTTTAGTGAATTTAGGAAACTCTTTTCTCATATATATATCAAATAAAAAGTCCTGTGTGTCCTTGCTTGTATTATTTGTCATTGCAATACCTCACCTGTTCTTTCTTCGTAAAGATATGCAACCAAGGCACATCTTGGTTTTAATAAAAACTTTTCGTCAAACATATCTTCTGCCTTAACGGTACCACCTTCCCAAATACCTTTATCAACAAGGTCTCTGAAAAGCTGAAATGGGTCAATGTCCCACACCTCACCTGTTACTTCGTCCAATATTTCTTCATTTATACTTCTCATATTTTTCTCCTTTTTAAATTTATATTTATACAATGTGTGCAAGATTATCTTTTGCATCAACCCAAACATCTTTTACAGAATCTTCAAAAGACATGTCTTGTTCCACAAACTTCTGTGCTGCAATCCAACCTTGCTTTACTGATATAGTTTCTGACCAATCAAGATATGTACCTTCTGCATCAAGCCATCTAACAACTTGTGATGGTTTAACATTCCAAGATATACATCTATTTTTCATAAATATATACCAATCAATTAGATCGCCATCGTATACACTACATGAATCAGAACCATGTCTATATAAGGCTCTGTCTAAAGATTTTTTTGGTTTAAATTTGTATTTGTTGTATTTCATTTTATCTCCTTATTTTTAAATTTATAAAAACAGTAGTATCTTAGGATACTACTGCGAAACCTTTCTGTATTAATGTTATGGGTTGAACATCTAATCTCATTAATGTATTAAATGAGAATAAAGCTGTTACCCTTGTTGTATTAGGAACACCTACAAGTATTGGGTCTAAGATATCAAACTCGTATTTTGCAAGTGCGTTTTCTAAATTAGTAACAGAAGCGTAGCTTCTTACGTTTTCTAAGTTTAGTGGTTTAAATGTTTTCATGTTATCTCCTATTTATCAATTTATATGTACATTGTATAAGGTTTTATGATATTTGTAAACCCCTTTTGGAATATTATTTTAATTAATTTATATAGGTCTATATATTGTGCTATCCTACACATTAATTTACTATATATAGACATATGCCAATACCGAAACCTAACACAGGGGAAAGTAGACAACAATTTTTAGATAGATGTATGGGAGATGACACTATGACAACAGAATATGATTCTGAGCAACGTCTAGCAGTCTGTGCAGCAGCATACAATTCCAAAGAAGATTCCAACGAGAATGACGAGAAGCACGTTAGAAATGTAACTGAAACTGATGATAGTTATATCATTGAGTTTGGAAAGTCTGAAGAAGGTGAGATGCCTGAGGAAGATGAAAAGGACTTTGATAACGTAGAGGACTTAAAATCATTTATTGAGATAAAAACAGAATTAAAGGCACACCATGATGAAGAAGATTTGGAAAAAGCCACAGGTGAGTTTGAAGGTTATGGCAGTGTGTTCAACAATACTGATCTTGGTAATGACGTTATTAGGAATGGTGCATTCAAAAAGTCTTTGTCAAGACGTGGTGCTAAAGGAGTCAAACTCTTATACCAACATAAGTCAGATATGCCTATAGGTGTCTTTGAGGACATCAAAGAAGATCAACATGGTCTAAAAGTCAAAGGCAGACTTGCTATGAAAACACAAGCAGGTCAAGAAGCATATGAACTTATGAAGATGGGTGCTTTAGATGGTCTATCAATAGGCTTTAGAGTTAACCCTAAAAAAGTTTCTTACGATAAGCGTACTAAAAAACGTGTTATTGATGAAGTAGATTTAATGGAGATTTCTCTCGTTACGTTTCCTATGAATCCACAGGCGACTGTGCGTAGTGTGAAAGGCGAACAAATCTCTATTAGGGAATGGGAAAATGGTATGCGAGATGCTTTCCATCTTTCTCGTTCAGAAGCGAAACAAGCTGCAAAAGCAGTGCATGAAGTATTTACTCAACGAGATGTTGAGGACAGTACGGAATTGGTAGATGCCATAAAACAATTAACCAAAACCTTAAAACAAGCATAATAGGAGAAAACTATGTCAGAACATGACGTAAAAGAATCCCTTACAGAATTTGGTCAGGCTTTTGAAGAATTTAAGAAAGTCAATGACGAAAGACTGGAAGCGATAGAGAAAGGCGAAGGTACAGCTTACTTAGACGAGAAGATGCAAAACATTGAGTCAAAACTTGATGCTTTTGAAGATATCTCACAGAAGCTAAACCAAGCCGAGTCCAATGCTGAAAACATCAAGGAGCAGGTTGCTAAACTAGAAACAGTCATTAAACGACCAAACTCAGGTTTAGACACCAAGCAAATTGATGAAAGGGTAGCTGCTTTTGATCTTTACTGCAGAAAGGGCATTGATGCTCTAGAACCTGCTGAAAAGAAAGCATTAACAGTATCCAATGACAGCACTGGTGGGTATCTTGCACCACCTGAGTACGTGAGAGAGTTACTAAAAACTGTAACTGAAATCTCACCAATCAGAAGTATTGCAAGAGTTAGAAGTACTGGACAAAGATCAATCCAAGTTCCAAAAAGAACTTCACAGTTCGCTGCGGAATGGGTTGCTGAGTCAGGTACAAGAAGTGAAACTACTGGATATAACGTAGGTCTTGAAGAAATCCCTGCACATGAGCATTACGCTTTAGTGGATATTTCAGAGCAAGACTTAGAAGATTCAGTATTTGACCTAGAAGCTGAAATGCAATCAGAGTTTGCAGAGCAATTTGCAAAAGCTGAAGGTACAGCTTTCGTAAGTGGTAATTCAGTTGGTAAACCTGAAGGTATCTTAACTAACAGCAATGTTGGTGAAGCTGTATCAGGTAATGCATCTGCTCTTACTGCAGACGGTCTTATCACTTTAGTGCATAGCATTAAATCTGATTACATCAGAAATGGTACATTTGTATTTAACAGATCAACTCTTTCTGCTATCAGAAAACTTAAAGATACTGCAGGACAGTACATCTTCCAACAAGGAATGATGTTGTCAGGTGGTATGTCATCAACAATCTTAGGGCATCCATATGTGGAAGCAACTGATATGCCTGATGTAGCATCCGATGCATTTCCAATCGCATTTGGTGACTTCAACAGAGCATACATGATTGTTGACAGGGTGGCTTTAGCAGTATTGCGTGACCCATTCACACAAGCTACAACTGGTAATGTAAGATACATTGCTAGACGTAGAGTTGGTGGACAGGTTGTTCAAGCTGAAGCTATAGTAAAACAAAAAGTATCAACATAAGGTAGGTGATATATGAGAGATTTAGCTAACAATATTTCAGTTGCACAATCTATTGCTCCTGTTGTCGGTTCTTCTGATACCAATGGTACAGGGATTGACCTTCAGGGCTTTGAATCAGCTACTATCGTTGTAGATACAGGTGTTGAAGGAGATACTTTATCTTCAAGTGTAAAGGTTGACTTTATTCTTCAAGATTCTACTGATAACTCTTCTTTCTCTGCAGTAACAAGTAATAATCTTGTAACTGACGGAGCAGTTGATTCATCAGGTATCTTTTTGACCTTAGATGCAAATGGCGAAACACCACAAGTAACCTCTATTGGTTATGTTGGTGGTAAAAGGTATGTCAGAGTTGTTGCCGATTTTACAGGCACACACTCTAATGGCACACCGATTGCTGTTTCAGTTATCAAAGGTCATCCAAGACACAATGTAGATGCTGATAGCAACTCAAGTCGTTAATTAGACTTTTGGGGGGGTCAAACCCCCCACTTTTTTATAGGTAAAGAGAATGGCAGGAAAAAAATACAAAATCTTAGTTCCAAAAGCAGGAGCAGACGATTCACAGGGTACACAGGTAAAGCTATATCAACTTGACGAAATAGTTGATGCTAAAGAAGATTGGCAAGATAGCTTAATGAGTGCATTTGTACAGAATGGTTGGGCTATGGAAGTCAAAGCAGACGGTGCAGAAGAATCAGTAGAAGTAGAAGCTGACATCAAAAGAGCAAGAAATGAAGATGGCACTTTAAAAGGTGACGATCCTAGCACTCCTGATGTTAATGAAGCATGGGAAGGTGGTAAAGCACCTAAGAAAGCTACTAAAAAGAAAAGCACTGCTAAAAAGACAACAGCAAAGAAAACTACCAAGAAAAAATCATAAGGTGAGTCATGAACTCACTTTGGTATCTGTATGACACAGAGTTTTCTACAGACATTTGTGCTGACATACTAGGTAACTGGAATGACTTTGAAGCACAGAAAGGTAAGGTAGGGGACAAACACTTTGCACAAAAGGAATCTGTACGCAGTTCCAAGATCAACAAGTTTCCATACGGAACACCACAACAAGCAGAGTTTCAAAAACTTTTAGAGCCATTTATAACTGTAGCCAATAGAGAATGTTTTGGTTTTAATCTAAATGGTTTTTGCGAATTTCAAATAGCAGAATACAACGTAGGTGATTTCTATGTTGAACACATTGATACCAACATCAATGATAGTGAATCACACAGAAAATTAAGCATAACTTTACAACTTACAGACCCCAATCTTTATGATGGGGGTGATTTTCAGTTTGGTTGCAATATTGCTAACCCAACAAGCGAAACATTAAGACAAAAAGGCTCTATGCTTTTATTCCCATCATTTTTACCTCATAGCGTATATAAAGTAACAAGAGGTAAGAGATATGCCCTTGTTGGTTGGTACGAAGGCAAGAAGTGGTCATAAACACTATGGCAAATTACACTAATGATGATATTATTAACAGAGCAGATGCACTTTGTGGTAGATACCATGTACACATTGGAGATTTTTAATGACAGCAGGTTTCCACCATTTCGTTATAGAACAAGGTGCTACATTTTCAAAAGTTCTTACGCTTAAAGATTCAAGCGATGCAGTAGTTGATTTAACAGGTTATGCAAGTGCAGAAATGGATTTGCGTAGAAATGCAGACAGTTCAGAAATACTTACCCTTACCACTGGTAACAGTAGAATCTCTTTAGGTGGTAATGCAGGTACAGTAACACTCACAATATCAGCAACAGATACAGCAAGTATGACTGTAGATGATGGTGTGTATGATTTAGAAATAGTCAGTGGTGGTGGTGTTGTAACAAGAATACTAGAAGGCACTTACAGTGTCAGACCAAACATAAGTAAATAATGGCAATATCTAAAGTAACAGTAAACGATAGTTCTACCATCAATACCGTAGAGGTAGCAGATACCAATGCAATCACCGTTGTTACCGTAGGAACACAAGGTCCAGAGGGTCCAAACACGATTTTAGGTGCAAGTGTTGCTAATGCTTACCCTGTAGGTTCTACAGACGATGGTGCAGGTCTTATCTATGACCATGCCAATACAAGGTGGTTATCAACAACCAACAGTCTTGCAAATAGCCTTAACTTTAAAATACCAAACCTAACATTTAATTCAGGACAGACAGTATCTTCTATTCTTGACGAAGATAATATGGGTTCAGACAGCAATACTGCTCTTGCAACCCAACAATCCATCAAAGCATACGTAAATAGCCAAATTGCAGGTGTTGATCTTGATTTTCAAGGCGATACTGGTGGTGCTTTATCTATTGTACTAGGTAGCGAAACATTAACCGTTGCAGGTGGTACTGGTATAGATACTGTGGGTTCAGGTAACTCTTTAACAGTTGCGATTGACTCTACAGTAGCAACTCTAACTGGAACACAGACACTTACCAACAAAACATTAACAGCACCTATATTAAACACCGTTGACATAAACGGTGGTGATATTGATAGTGCAACTACCATAAATAAATCACCTACAATCACATTAGCAGGTGATCTAAGTGGTAATGTTACTTTAACTAACTTAGGTGATGCCACATTGACTGCAACAGTGGTCAATAATGGTGTAGCACTTGGAACTGACACCACAGGTAACTATGTTGCCGAGATCAGTGCAGGTGAAGGTATAGATGTAAGTGGTAGTGGCTCTGAAACAGCTACAGTAACAATATCTGCAGAAGATGCAACAGATAGCAATAAAGGTATTGCAAGTTTTGATGCAACAGACTTTAGCGTATCTAGTGGTGCTGTAACTATACAGACAGAAAGAATCCAAGACATTGTAGGTGCTATGGTTTCAAGTAATACCGAAAGTGGTATTGCTGTTACTTATGACGACACCAACGGAAAGCTAGACTTTAATGCTGACGATTTTGTAATCAGTCTTGCAGGTGATCTTGGTGGTTCTGTAACCATAACCAATCTTGCTAGTGCAACACTAACAGCAACAATCCAAGCCAATAGTGTAGCCTTAGGCACAGATACAACAGGTAATTATCTAGCTACCCTTGCAGCTTCCAATAGTGGTATAGACGTAGCAAACAGTGGTTCTGAAAGTGCTGCTGTAACAGTCGGTCTAAATACTGAATACGTACAAGATTTAGTAGGTGGAATGGTAAGTTCCAACACAGAATCAGGTATTGCAGTAACTTATGACGATACAAATGGCAAATTAGATTTTAATGTAAGTGACCCAGTTATTACGCTTAGTGGTGATGTAGCAGGTTCAGGTACGCTGACTAATCTCGGTGATCTGACTATTACAACCACCATTCAAGCTAATTCGGTGGCTCTTGGTACAGATACCACTGGTAATTACATCGCTACAGCAACAGCAGGAGAGGGAATAGATATCTCAGGCAGTGGTAGTGAGTCTGCAGCTATTACCATAAGTGCCGAAGATGCCACCGACTCTAACAAGGGTATTGCATCTTTTGACAGTACTGATTTCACAGTATCAAGTGGTGCAGTCACAGTAAATGCTGAACGTGTGCAAGATATTGTTGGTGCAATGGTCACTAGCAATACAGAAAGTGGCATAACCGTAGAATACCAAGACAGCGATGGCACATTAGACTTTACCATTGGCACACTAAACCAAGACACCACAGGAAACGCTGCAACTGCAACTGCTCTTGAAACAGCAAGAACAATCGGTGGTGTTTCTTTTGATGGTACAGCAAACATAGATTTAGCAGGTGTAAACACAACAGGTAATCAAGATACCACTGGTAACTCTGCTACAACCACAGCTTTAGCCACTGCAAGAACCATACACGGTGTAAGTTTTGACGGAACTGCCAATATAGATTTAACAGAAGTCGTACAGGATACTGTCGGTGGTATGTTTACCAGTAATACCGAAACAGGTATTACAGCAACCTATCAAGATTCTGACGGAACAATAGACTTAGTTGTTGGAACTCTTAACCAAGATACAACTGGTAATGCAGCAACAGCTACAGCTTTAGAAACTGCTCGTACAATAGCCCTGAGTGGTGATGTAACTGCATCAGGGGTTAGCTTTGATGGTACAGGCAACATTACCCTTAGTACCACAATTGGTGCAAACAGCGTAGCCTTAGGCACAGACACTACTGGAAACTATGTTGCTACTATTGCAGGTACAACTAACGAAATAGAGGTTAGTGGATCAGGTTCAGAAAGTGCAACAGTAACAATTGGCTTACCAAGTGATGTAACGATTGGAAATGATCTGACTGTTACAGGTGATCTTACAGTCAACGGTACTACAACAACTGTAGCCACAACCAATATGGTGGTTAGTGATAACCTTATAGAACTTAATAATGGTGCTTCTTCCAATGCCAATGATTCAGGTATTGTTATTGAAAGAGGTAGCACAGGTGATAACGCAATCATCATGTGGGATGAAAGTGCTGATAAATTTACAGTCGGTACAACCACAGCAACAGGTGCAAGTACAGGTAACTTAACCGTAACCACAGGCACACTGGTAGCCAATATAGAAGGCAATGTCACAGGCAACGTCACAGGTAATGTAACTGGTGATCTCACAGGTAATGCTGATACTGCCACTGCATTAGAAACTGCTAGGACAATACATGGAGTATCTTTTGATGGCTCTGCAAATATAGACCTTAGTGAAGTTATCCAAGACACAGTGGGTGCTATGTTTAGTAGCAACACAGAAACAGGATTGTCTGCAACGTACCAAGATGGTGACGGTACGATTGATCTTGTTGTTGGTAGTGGTGATATTACTAATGCAATGTTGGCAGGTTCTATTGCCAATGCAAAACTTGCAAACTCTTCAGTAACCATCTCTGACGGTAGTAATACTTCAGACATTGCTTTAGGTGGCACATTAACAATACAAGGCACATCAAATGAAGTAGAGGTAGGAGAAAGTTCAGGTACAGTTACAGTAGGCTTACCAAGTGCTACACAGATCACAACATCATTAGGTGTTGGTGGTGGCTCTACCAATGGTGTACAGATATCACAAGGTGCTATCGCAATTAAAAATGGTGGTACTAAGTCAAGAGTAGATTTTTATTGTGAATCAAGTAATGCACATTACACAAGATTAGAAGCCGCAGCACACGCATCATATTCAGGTAATCCAACAGTAACCTTGCCAACAAGCACAGGTACACTTGCTCTTACATCAGATGACATTACAGGTAATGCAGCTACAGCAACTAAATTAGCGACAGCTAGAACTATTGGTGGTACAAGTTTTGACGGTAGTGCAAATATTGCAGTTGCTCTTGCTACTGCAGCAACCACACTAGAAACAGCACGTACTATTCATGGTGTTAGCTTTGATGGTAGTGCAAACATTGATCTTACAGAGGTAGTACAAGATACAGTAGGTGCAATGTTCAGTAGTAATACTGAAACCAACATAACTGCTACTTATCAAGACGGAGATGGCACGATTGATCTAGTTGTAGATTCAAGCAGTGCTACTGAAACACTTACCAATAAAACTATTAATGGTTCTAACAACACCATAAGCAATATTGGTAACAGTTCATTATCTAATAGCAGTATTACAGTTACCGATGGTACAAACTCTACAGCAACAGCACTAGGTGGAACAATTACCTTCACAGCAGGTGAGGGTGTAGATATCACAGAATCAAGTGGCACAATTACCATTGCAGGTGAAGATGCTACAAGTTCAAACAAAGGCATAGCTTCGTTTACAAACGATTTTTCTGTAAGTAGTGGTGCAGTATCTCTTGCTAATTCAGGTGTCACTGCGAACAGCTACGGAAGTGCTACAGCTATTCCTGTCATAACTGTTGATGCTAAAGGTAGATTGACAGCAGTTAGCACTGCAAGTATCTCAACTAGCTTTACTTTATCTGATGGCTCAAACACACAAAGCATTGCAGGTGGCGATACTCTTACAGTTTCAGGTACAAGCAATGAAGTAGATGTTGCTGTAAGTGCAACAGATACATTAACAATAGGATTACCTAATGATGTAACCATCTCAAATGATCTTACTGTTAGTGGTAATTTAACTGTTACAGGTACAACCACACAGACTGGTTCAGTTGTAACAGATAACAACTTTACAGGTTTAACAAACTCAAACACAGGCAATGCAACAGACTTTGGTTTCTATGGTAAGTATGTAGAATCAAGCACAACCAAGTATGCAGGTCTTTTCTATGATGCTTCCACTGATAATACTTTTAGATTATTTGTAGATACCCAAACAGCACCAAGTACTACAGTTAATACAGGTGCTACAGGTTATGCAGCAGCAGATTTAGTTATTGGTGGTCTTACAACAACAGGCATTACTATTGGCTCAACAGCAGTCACATCTACTGGTGCAGAACTAAACATACTTGATGGTGTAACTTCTAGCACAGCAGAATTAAACATTCTTGATGGAGTTACCTCAACTACTGCAGAGTTGAATATTCTTGACGGTGTAACAAGCAGTACTGCAGAACTTAATATATTAGATGGTGTTACATCTACAACTGCTGAACTAAACATTTTAGATGGTGTAACTGCAACAGCATCAGAGATCAACATTATTGATGGTGATGCAACGGTTAATACTGGAGTGGATATTGCTGATGCTGATGGAATTATCATAAACGATAATGGCACTATGAAGCAGGTACAGGCTTCTAGGCTTACCCCTTATATAAGCAATGCAATCACAAGTGCACCTAATCTTACAAGCGTAGGTACTTTAGGAACTTTAGCTGTTACAGGCGATGTAACCATAAACACCAACGTATTAAAGGTTGATACGTCAAACAATAGAGTAGGAATCAAAAACGCTTCCCCTGATGTAACACTAGACGTAGGTAGTGCAACAGATGCGATACATGTACCTGTAGGAACAACAGCACAAAGACCATCTAGCCCTGCAGCAGGTTACTTTAGATACAACACCACAACAGGTGGATTTGAAGGTTATACCGATGCTTGGGGTGCAATAGCAGGTAGTGGTAGTGGTGGTACATCTACCCTTAGTGTCAATACCTATACTGGAGATGGAAGTACAACTGCATTTACGCTAAGTCAAGCACCTGCATCAGAAGATAACCTAATTGTCTTTATAGAAGGGGTCTATCAAAACCCTAACGATTTTGTTCTAAATGGCACAACATTAACATTTGATGTTGCACCTGCTAATACACGTAAGATCGTTGCATATCACGTAAGTGCAGCAGTTTCAGGTAATAACCTCAACCACGATCAATTTACATTTGATCCAACAGTTTATGCAACACCTGCATTTACTTTAAGTATTGCACCTATACATGAAAACAATACACAGGTCTTCATTGATGGTGTTTATCAGCAAAAAGATAGCTATGCAGTTTCAGGCACAACACTTACGCTAGATGCTAGTCCTGCAAATGGTGCGACAGTAGAGGTCATGACCTTTACACAAACTGATGTAAACACCTTGCCTGCAACATTTGTTTCAGGACTGACAGAAGTTACAGCAGTAGGAGCAGATCACTTTATGATCTTTGATGCCACTGATAGTGCATTGAAAAAATCTTTAGTGTCTGATGTTTTAGAATCAGCTACATCAATTAGTACAAGTGCCGATGCAACCGCAATCACAATTGACTCAAGCGAAAATGTAACCTTTACTAACAATGTAATTATTAACTCAGGACAGCTTACAGCAGGCGGGCTTGCTTACCCAACAAGCGATGGTACAAACGGACAGGCTCTTGTAACCGATGGTTCAGGTGCTTTATCTTTTGCTAGTGTGGGTGTATCAGGTATTGATTCAAGTGCTAGTTCTACAGCTATAACTATTGATAGTTCTTCAAACGTAGGTGTTGGAACTTCAAGTCCAGCAGTACCTTTACATGCTTATAACACTGGTGCAGAAATCGCAAGATTTGAAGGTAATGATGAATTTGCCTATTTAGGTTTAAGAGGTACAGTTAGTAGCGTTGCAACAAGTTTAGGATATTTTGGTTTTGCTAATGACACAGGTACAGCAGCAGACTTAAATATTACTAACGCACAAAATGGTGATATTAGTTTTACAGCTAATTCAGCAGAACGAGTCAGGATTGATAGTGCAGGAAACGTAGGTATTGGAGCTTCAAGTCCAAGTGCCAATTTACATATACTTGGAACAGACCCTGTATTGAGAGTTTCTGATGATGGAACTACAGGTTATTCATCTTTGCAGTTGCTACAAGGAAATGCAACATCTGAAGGCACAGATTTTTTTTATGACAGTACTACAGGAGACACTCATTTAAACACATTATTCGCAGCAAATATTAAATTTGGCACTTCTGTAGGCGGTCTTACAAGAACAAATACCAATGTAAGAATGACGATTGCAAGTAATGGAAGCATTGGAGCACCTTCAGGCACAAATATTTATAATGCTTCAGATGAAAGATTAAAACAAAACATCTCAACTTTAAGCAATAGCCTAGATGTTATAAACGCTTTAAATCCTGTTCAGTTTAATTGGATTAATAATTTTGAAGAAAGTGAAAATGGTAAAAATTTATATGGATTTGTTGCACAAGAAGTCCAAGATGTATTTCCAGATGCAGTTGAAAGTTTTGGTAATAGTGTTGAGATAGATGACACAGTTATTGAAAATCCTTTGACAGTAAGAGATAGATTCTTTATTCCATTACTAACAAAAGCCATCCAAGAACAACAAACAATTATTGATGACCTTAAAACAAGAATAGAAACATTGGAGAACACATAAGATGGCAAACACTAAAATACCAAGCGAGTTGATACCTGATGATGCGATAACTTCAGCACATGTTGCTGATGATGCTATAACTGCAGCACATATTGACAGCACTGCAACAGGCATGACTCTTGCTGATTTAACTGTTGATACAAGTACATTAAAGGTTGATGCAACAAATAATAGAGTAGGAATTGGAACTGCAAGTCCAACATCTCAATTAACTCTTAGTGCTGCAACACCTACAATACAATTAATAGATTCAGATAATAATGCTGATGCTTATATTCAGGGAACAGATGGTAATATAAAATTCTTTGCAGATGATAATGGTGAAGCATCTTCAAGTGAAATTACTTTTGCATTAGACGGAACTCAAAGAGCTAAGATTGATGCAGACGGTGACTTTACTGCTACAAATGTTTATGCAGGTGCTACAGGTGGGAGAACTTCAATAGTAAGTTTTGGAAATACTTCAAGTTATCCGAATCCAAGCTCATATACATTCACTTTAACAGCAGCACAAGCACCCATTGGCTCAAGAGTGATAATGGGAATAAGAATTAGTTCAGGTTATTCTTCAGGTGATCAGTATGCTTATCTAACACAAGACCAACTAAAAGGTAATAGAATCATGGGTTTTATAGAGGGTTGGTATTGGAACTTTGGAGGTAGTGCTCTCTACAAGATTGATAATGCAAATGATAGAGCATTTACCTTTAATCATGCAACTATAACAGCAACTAATAGTAATGACTATCGTGAAGTATTTTATTACGGATATATAATGGATAATTAATATGTATAGATTAATTGAAGTAGAAGGGGTGGTTGCAGGTTATGAACTGCATGAAGAAGGTACATACACTGTTGAAGAAGCAAAAAACATGGTCAAGTATGGTACGACCACACCAACGGATGCACAAATACAAGAGCTTGATGACGAGAGTGCTGTATTTAGAAGCAACAAAGATGCTAGAAAATATTTAGCGGATACTGATTGGTATGTTGTTAGAAAAACAGAAACAGGTGAAGCGATACCTGATGACATTACCACAGCAAGACAAGAAGCAAGAGATAGGATACAGGATATTTAATTATGGCAAACACTAAAGTTACATCAAGAGTTTTAGCTGACGATGCAGTTAATATAAGTAATATAAATACAGTTGATGGTAATGGTGGTGCAAGTAGCCCTAGTGCTGATGGACAAGCATTGGTCGCTAAACTTACTGTAGGAACAACTGATTATTACCTAGATTGGGCAGAT